GGGGAGTTAAGCCAGGCAAGGCTTATTTTGAGTCAACACTCACTAAGGTTAAAACTTTGGAGGTGGCAAGTGTCTGCGTGAATAAGATGCTAAAAAAACCTAGTTTGCTAGCTCTCCACCAGACATTCCGCAATGCAACCCTCACAGAAGGCCGCGAGAAGCGCGCTAGATACATAAAAGAGCTTGAAGATATTGCGTTTACTAAGCACCACGATATCCCAGAACTGGACAGTGACGGCAATCCTAAGCCCGGTGAGAAGGTGGCTATTGAAATCAAGACATCCGATAAAAATGCAGCATTGAAAGAGCTTGTCGCTATGCAGGGTTTGAATAGCTCTGCATTTATCGGTGAAGATTTAGACCTTGAAGGACTTGAGCCTTTGCAAATGATAAACCTTGCTGTGACTATGTATTCGATTGGCCGTATTCCATTGGAAAAGCTAACGGCGGTTAAAACAACAGCCATGGCAATGATTGACGCCAAAGATAAAACCGAGATACACGAAAAAGTGGAGGCTATCGAAAAGATGCTTCTTGAAGCTAGAAACGAAAAAAGGAATGGCTAGCTATGAGCAATACAAGCATGGAGCTAACCGGACGCCTTTTGTGCAATCCTTATCATTCAGAATTCTCTGGCATTTGGGAGCTTCAGTCTTTCGGAGGTGCTACTTTATACGCTGGCCTTATTGATGAAGAGTACATGTGGGGCCATTACTCCACAGAAGATGATGATATTTCATGGGAGGTGATCACTTTAGACTTTGCTAAAACGCTTTGCGCCATGGGTAAGCATGTCTACAAAAGGCCGCGAGGTTAGTGGCAAAATCAAGAGTATCCTTAAAGTATATCAATGAGCTTGAAGCGAAAGCCGAAGCTGTAACCGGTTCAATGAGGCCTGCAGTGTTTGGCCTTGTTGATATGGATAGGAATATTGTAAAAAAGTTCTACTATGGATTAAAGTCAGCGCCTGAAGATGCAGAGTGCGATGCCTTAATATCATTACGCCTTCAAAACATCCTTTCTACTAAATACGCGGTCATTATTCTAAAAGGTGGTCGCGGCTCCGGTAAGACTAAAGCCTTTTCAAAAGTAATGACTGAGCTGATACGCTACGAGGGTAAGCGGTGTGTTGCTTTGCGTGAGACTTTAAACTCAATACAAGACAGTGTTTACCAGGAAATAGTTGATGAGTGCGATAGCCGCCACATAGTCGGAAAGCACATGACTATCCTCCATAACAAAATAAAATCAGCCATTTCAGCAGGCGCTCTGATATTTCGTGGCATGAAGTCGAATATTACCGGCATTAAGGGTTTGGCAGGTCACGACATTGCATGGATGGAAGAAATTGAAGATGTGAGTCAGATTTCACTCGACACGCTAAAGCCTACAATCTTTCGTAATGATGCTGTAGAGCTTCCGCAAATATGGGGCAGCTTTAACCCACGTAACGATGACGACCCCAGTTACACAGATTTAATTGAACCGTATGAATCAAGAATGATAGACGGCGTTTACGATAGCTTTACAGACCCCACTTACGACCCTGAGAAACACGTACCTACGCTAATCATTGAGATGAACCATAATCATAATCCTTGGTTCGGTAACTTGATGCGAATGGAAATGGCCACAATGAAAGAGCGTGATTATGACCGATACTTGTGGATTTGGGAGGGTAAATTTTACAACAACAGCCATGAGGTTGTTTTGCATGGCAAGTGTGAGATTGAATCGTTTGATGTCAATCCTAACTGGACTAGAAGAATTGGCGCTGACTTTGGATTCTCTCAAGACCCATCAACACTTATTGATTGCTACCATGACGAAAGCCAAGATATTTTATATGTTTATGATGAGGCTTACGGCGCTGGCGTTGAGCTTTATGACCTTGGCATGTTTTACGCGGGCAAGGCCGGATGTCTGCCTGATCAGGTTATGGCGTATGATTTAGAATATGCTGATAAATACCCAGGTATTGATGGGGTGGAGTTTGAGCGTATTTGGTGTGATGAATCAAGACCTGATACAATTTCTATGTTAAGGAAAAAGCATGGCTTGAATACCAAAGGTGCTCCAAAGGGGCCGGGGTCGATTGAGGATGGTGTAACATGGCTAAGGGGGAGGCGTAAAATTGTTATTCACCCCCGCTGTAAAAATGTTATTTTCGAGACAAAGAATTACAAATATAAAATTGATCCAAAAACTGAGCGCATTACCAGCGCCATAGTTGATGATCACAACCATACAATAGACGCGATTCGATACGCTATGAATTACGAAATTCGCGCCGCTAGTGGGCTGTTTAATTAATGTTTTTTAAAAAGAAAAGTAAAATTGAACAACTCGAAGCTATCGAAGGCGTAGCCACTATCGAGCCTAAAGCGGAGCCTCAAGAGCTGATTTCTTTGAGGGAGCGCCAAGCCTCTGGGTTTACTGAGATTCAGCCAGCCCCGCAAGCCCATTACAATAAAGTCGTTGCAGGTATCGTTAACAGCGCAAAGCGTAGCGGTGGCATTCAGCATGGGCACTCTATGGCAATGGATAGCGCTGGCTGTGGCAGCTTTACTGATGGCGGTTACGGTGGCATTAGTGGGGTAGGTGCTGGCATCCAGTTGAATTGGTACGCTAATCAGTCATTCATCGGATATGAAGCTGCTGGCATCATTGCTCAAAACTGGTTTGTTCTTAAGGCTTGCTTGATGCCTGCTCAAGATGCAGCCCGCCCAGGTTACAGGATGACAACCAATAACGGCGATAAATTACCGGCAGAGGTGATTAGTGATTTCAAAGAGATCGATAAGCGATTCGATATTCAGAATCAATTGATCGAATTCGCCAATATGGGTGCTGTTTTTGGTATCCGTGTAGGCATCTATAAAGTTCGCAGCAAAGATAAGATGTATTATCAGAAGCCATTTAATCCGGACGGCGTAACAGAGGGAAGCTACGAGGGTATAACTCAAGTTGACCCCATGTGGATTACGCCGGTATTAGATCAAGATGCACAAGCCAATCCCGCTAGCGGTCGATTTTATGAGCCTACGTGGTGGCAGGTAAATGGCGTTATGTACCACTATTCTCATTTATGCATTATGCGCTATGCAAGCCCTGTAGATATTTTAAAGCCGTCATACATTTACGGCGGCATACCTTTACCGCAATTAATAATGAATCGGGTTTACGCTGCTGAGCAATCTTCAAACGAAGTGCCAAAAATCATCCAAAGCAAGCGCACGTTTGTTCTTAAGTCTGCAGACATGTCAATGATGGGCGCTAAGTTCAGCCAAGTAATGAAGAAGTGGGCGCAATTCGTTAAGTTTAAGGATAATCAAGGCGTTCAGATTATTGGCGATGCTGATGAAATGGATTTGCTAGAAACAACACTGGCGGATTTAGATGACGTAGTAGATAGACAGTATGCTTACGCCTGCGCTGTGCCGGGAATTCCTGCCACTAAGATGATGGGCGAGCAGCAGAAGTCCGGCCTTTCAGGTGAGAACGGACAAGATGACAAAAACTACTCTCAAGTGTGTTCAAATATTCAAATGGATATGAGCCGGCTGCTGGATGGGCATCACATACGCGCGTACAAGTCATTCATTGAGCCTAATCGCGGGGAAATGCCGCATATATGCCATGAGTGGAACGTTGTCGATACGCCGGGCGAGAAGGAAAAGGCTGAAACTGAAAAACTACGTGCTGAAACTGCCTCTATCTATTTCGACATGGGGGCCATTTCTTCTGAGGATGTCACAAGTACATTGCAGGCTGATGACTCCAGAATGATTATTGCACCTGATAAAAAAGTAGCCAAAGAGATTGATTTCGACAAGTATGAAAAAAATATTGAGTCCGATAATTCTGATGACGTTAACGGTTTAGCAGTATGACGGATGAAATTCGAACGGTTACGGTTGAGGAGGATGATGATTCAGAAGCTTCCGCTGGTGAATACCTGCTTGGCGGTGTTGTCGCATACAACGCATCTTTTGCAGCTAATCAGCTGGCAGAAATCAACAATCTAGTATTGCCAATGATGAGGCAGACAGAGCGTAAAATAATGGCTCTGTTTAATAAATACGACCGCAAAGAGATCAGCTTTATTCAGCTGACTAGCAAGCTTAAAGTAACCCTAGGGATTATTAATGTAGATCAAAAGAAGGTGTTTAGGCGAGAAGGTAAAATCATCGCCTACAATTACACGGACGGCCTATCCAAGCTAATCAAGACATCAGTAAAGCGAGCCGTGCAGCCTCTGTATTACGGAAGAAGACCGCCGCTATTCAAGGAAAGCTCAAAAGATTTTATATCGATGGAGTCAACAGCTTATTTTGCCATGTTCAACTTCATTATGGCTGCGCAATCCTTTTACCATGAGAAAATAGCGTTCGAGGTTGCTACGGCAATCAGGGCGAAATCATCCGATGGCGTTGCTGAGTACTTCGGCAAGCAGGTTGGGATTACCGAGCGCCATACGGCTAATAAATTTGGCGATAACTTCAGGCAGGATACGAATTCCATGTCTCGCGCCTTGCTTGACCGTAATGGATTCAATTATTTCAGATGGGTTTACACCGACAGGGCCAAAGAGCCGCGTCCTTTTCATAAATTTGAATTGGCTGGCAACATATTCAGCATAGATGAACCGCCGGTTATCGATGAGAAGACCGGCGAGAAAGGCCACCCAGGTCAATTGTGGGGATGCAAGTGCATGATGCAGCCGGTGAAAAAAGCATGACAATACCCATAGATGAATTTGTGCAGGTCTACACGCAGTCGCTTAACAATGATGTAGATATGCGAATTAAGCCGGGTGCTGCCATTCCTCCGGAGGATGTCGACATAATAATTATGGGGGATTTGGGCATCCCTAGCTACATAGGGTATTCATCAGGGTTAACTTTTGATCCTGCTGGTGATTTAATTCCATCGACACTCAACGGCGAGCCGGTCGATTCCCTTTACTCTATAAGAAGCTTGGGGCAAGTTTTTGTAAACTTTATTGGAGCGCCTGCATGGACTTCTATAAACCTAACGATAGACCAAACAACTAGGACTTTATCATTTAATGGGGCTGGGTCTTTTTTGATTGCTGATTTCACGCTTGCATCAAAGTTTGTTGAAGGGCAGCAGCACCCAATATCAATGACAGCAGATTACGACCTTGTGAACATGATACTTCCAGATGCCTTAAGTGGTACTGAGCGGGGTGTAAACGTTGGATTTATAGGTGATGTAAACCCTGATAGCGTTGGCGGACATGATATAGTTAGCATAGCGTCAACTAATGGTGTTGATGATTTAATTATAATTCTTGCTGATTCAGCACCTGAATTTTCATCCCTGCATGTAAGGATTAATAGTATAGACAGCTTCCTGATAAATCAGGGCGGAGGCGTTTTCTCTGCACCTCCAAGTCAGGCTTCAGCTGCTGAGTTGGTGTCCGGTGAAATTTCGCTATTTACAATTGTAGGACTTGCGTAATGAGTAAAAGATTAGAAAAGAAAAGGCTAAACAGTGCGTTTCAGTCGTTTGCTTTGGATAGATCCGCTTGTACCGAAAGGGAGTACGACAGGCAGAACTGGTACATGGTAAAGGATAATCCGATTTCAAAAGTTGGCATCTACCCTTATACCGGCCAATCAATGCGGGGCGCTAAAAATCCAGACGGCAGCCTTGCAGAGCTTGATGACTCGAAGGTTTACAATGTGCTGCGATCTGATGAGGCGCTATCAGACCCTATATTTATCGATTCACTAAAGCTAAAGCCATGGATTGATGACCATGAAATGCTAGGTGGTAGCTATAAGCCTGCCGAAGAGAAAGGCGTGGAGGGCGTTATAGGCGAACAGGTCTATTTTGAGGATGATACCTTGTATGCTAATCTTCAATTATTCTCGAATGATCTTGACAAAAAGATTAACGGGGGTAAGAAAGAATTAAGTCTTGGGTATCTATGCGATTACGTGTATTTACCGGGGGTTTATAAAGGTCAGTCATATGACTTCCTGCAGATCAACCTACGAGCCAATCACATTGCCTCGGTTAAGGCTGGACGAATGGGAAGCCAAGTGGCTGTTAAAGATAGTGAAATTAATGAAGGTAATTTTAGTATGAATCCAGAAGAAGTAAGAGCGCTAATGACGGAGCTGTTCGGCGAACATGCCACCGCTCAGGCTGCAGCTTTTGATTCACGCATTGAGTCTGTTGTCGCTGCTGCCGTAGCTACCGCTCTTGACGAATCTGAAGCAACTAAAAAAGAAGTTGACGCAGACCGAGAGGAACGCGCCAAGAAGAAAAAAGCTGAAGATATGGAAGATGGCGAAAAGTCAGAAGCCGCTGATTCCGCTACCGGTTTAGATGCTGAAGCTGTGACTGCTTTGGTTGAATCGCACCCTACATTTATTTCAATGAAGGCTCAAATGGAAGCATCTTCGGTTGCTGCTGATTCTGCTTTGATTGGTGAAGTGTACGATTCTGCATCCCCTCACATTGGCGCGTTTGATCATGCCGATATGAGCTTGGGTGACATTTTGACGTACTCAATGGATAAAATGTCTATTGCTTGCGACCACGAAGACACCGCTGTTAAACATACTGTTTTTTCAGCTGCTGTTGCTCAAATGGCAGAGCCAAAAACGCCTATCGCAATGGATGCTGAAGATGCAGCTCCTGTTAACTCATCTATCGCAAATTACGCGAAAGGAGAAATGTAATGACTTTTCAAGCTGCTGATAAAGTATATGAAAGCCAAGTCATTGGTTACGTGGGCAACCGCGCAATTGAAGGCCCGACATTCGCACAACCAAAAGCTTTAAATAGTGCAGATGCTGCCTATAACGTTTTTGGTAGCGCATTCACTCAAACAGCCGGAGCTGGTAACGATGGTTACGCTGAAGCTGGCGGCGCTGGCGTTTCTTTCGCTGGCATCTTGTGGAACCCTAAGGAGCATTCTTCTTTTGGTGCTGCTGGCAACCCATTAGCCGATACCATTACACTGCCAAACGAATCAACCGCTGGGTTAGTTCTTCAGACTCCAGGTGTATTTGTTACATTCTCAACCGCTGCCAATATTGGTGACGGTGTGGTATTTGATGACACGACAGGTGCTCTTGCGGCTATCGCCCCAGGTGCATTACCTGCAGTTGGTCAAACTCAAATTATCGGCGCTTCAGTGGTTCGTTGTAACGTTCTTGCTGATGAAGTTGGTATCATTCAATTAACTGGTTCAACTGACATGTTGGCGGGTGTATAAGATGAGAAAATATAATCAATCGGACGTATCCCCCGTCCACAGCGACATCTCTGCTGTTAATGTAGGCGGTTTGTCTGTTGCTCAAGATGCACATATCTTGGATGCAGACATTGCTAACTTGGCGACTGTAGGTATTCATTTCACGCCTGATTATCAGCGCGGATTAATGGAAGGCTACACACGTGTAAATCAAGATGTTACCGGTTTTGATAACGCTGTTGAATCTGCTGCGATGGATGCTGGTTTAGCGCCTGCAGTATTGCCGCAAAACGTCCCATCTTTGGTGCAGTTCAACCAAACGTGGATGCCTGGTCACATTAACGTGTTAAAAGCTCCTCGCTTGATCGATACAATCACAGGCGTTAAAACCGCTGGTGATTGGGCTGATGAGCAAGTTGTTTACACTATCATGGAGCACTCTGGCGAAACTCAGCCGTACAGCGACACCACTAACGTACAAGTTGGTGATTACACTGTGAGCTTTGATGGTCGTACTATCGTGCGTCGTGATAACGGCATTCAAGTCGGCATTTTAGAGCAAGAGCGTTCTGCTAAAATCCGCATCTCAGATAGCGCTGAAAAACGTAATGCTGCGATGATGGCTTTAGAAATCTCTCGTAACTTAATCGGCTTTAACGGTTATAACGATGGCGCTGGCGCAACTTACGGCTTTTTGAATGATCCGGGTCTTGGTGCTTACTTGCCATTGAAGCAAGAAGGTGGTGACACTGAATGGGATTTGATTAGCTATAAAGGCATTGTTGATCAGTTCGTCCAACTGTATGCCCAGCTACAAGCCCAATCAAACGGCATTATCGACCCAGCAACCGATGCAACTACAATTGTTATTGGCCCAAGTCGCGCTCAGTACCTAAATAACACCAGCGTTAACGGTGCTTTAGGCTTCTCAGTTCTGGATTATTTGAAGAAGACCTACCCTCGTTCGCGTGTGGTTGTTGCTCCTCAAATGGATGCAGCCAACGGTGGTGAGAATGTTATTTACATTTTCGCTGATAACGTTGCAGATTCAGGTACTGATGGCGGCAATACTTGGGAGCAAGTTGTTCCTTCACGTTACCGCGCTCTAGGCGTTCAGCAATTGACCAAAGGTTACAAAGAGGCGTACAGCAATGCTACAGCCGGTTGTATCTTGAAACGTCCTTTCGCTAACGTTCGTGGCACTGGTATTTAATACCGGTTTTGCATAGCGACACTGAAAAGGTAGAATGCGTAATGTGTTCTACCTTTTTTAATTCTATAAACCAGCCAAAGAGAAAACAACATGAGTAAAAATAAAGACGAAAACACGCAAGTAGTTCGTGCAGCGCAGACCCCACATTCTAAGTGGATTGAAGAAATGAAAAAAGCGCATGCGGATGACAGTACAGTTACCATTATTTCAAAAATGGCCGCTAGCAACGATTACGGCTCAGTGCATAAAGTTGGTGAAGGTGGTACGCCTACGCAATCTGACTCGCTAGTAGTGTATGGCGGCTCTGGCGTTGCAGGTATCGGTTTCCGTGGCGTAGTAACTCCAAACGGTACAGCTACACAATTCACCGGCAAGCAATTCATGGCAGCGATTAATAATAAGTCGATGTTCAAGCACCATAAAAATGGATTCTTATCATTTACCGGTAAGACTATCGATACCCGTGCCAAGATTGAAGCTATCGTACAGGAAGAGATGGCTGATAAAGATGGAGGTTACGCTCACACTGATGCAACATTGCGAGCTGCTGAGAGTTCTGGCAAGGCTACAGCAAGCGCTGAAGTAACCACTAAGCAGCTTGACATCTAAGGGGTAGGTCATGGCGCTACCAGTACCAGAAGTTATTGACGGGTATATTCAGCCTAATTATGCATTGTTTAGGCAGTTATTCCCTGCATTTGCAAATGAAACTGATTACCCTGATTCTGTAATTGATTGGTATTGGTGTTTATCGTGGACTTATCTTGATGGTGAGGTGAGCTGCTTGTTCGATTTACAAGCTCAATTTATGATGTTGAACTATGTTACAGCTCACCTCATGGCTTACAATGATTTAATTGCCGCTGGCACTGATTCTAAGTCTCCGTTTGGAGGTAATACTATTGCTATATCGTCAACCATTGGCGATGTTTCGGCAACGGTAATGCCTCCACCAGTTCAAGATAATTATTATTTCTGGTTTTTCAGTCAAACCCCGTACGGCTCACAGTATATCGCCATGCTTAAAGCGAATACCGCAGGCGGATTCTATCTTGGTGGGTCAGCTGTAATGACCGGCCTTAATGCCCAGAATGATTATTTGTGAAATATACCGCGACCATAACTCCAGCTGGAAAAGCGTTGATCGATTTTATCGAGAAAACACCTAAAGTTGTGCGTATGAGTGCGGGATTTTTTGATGGGCCAAAGTATGAAGATGGCAGGTCGGTTGCTTCCGTAGCTTACGATAATGAATATGGGGTAGCTCAAAAACAGCAGCCCCCACGCCCATTTATACGGCCAACACTTGCGGTTAACGGGAAAAAGTGGATTGAGATTGTAAGGCAAAGCGCTGGCGGTGCTGCCAAAGGTGGCTTGAATGTCATTGAGATATTTGATGTGCTGGGCGAGATAGTCGAAGAGGATATCAAGAAATCCATTAATCGCGTTAAGTCTCCGGTGCTATCTCCTCGAACTATTGCAGAAAGGCGGGAGCGTGGAAATAACAGTACTAAGCCCCTAGAGGATACGATGTTAATGTTTAATTCTGTTGATCATAGGGTGGGCAATAAGTGAGCCTTTTAGATGTCGCGCTATCGATAATCCCTCCCCAGCTTGTAATGGTGGTTCCTCCAGGGGAAAGGCAAAAGAACTCAGCTGGACAGATTTATACTGGTGACGGGATTCCTTACGAAGCATGCCTGAAGGTAAACTCAGTTACTCGTAAAATGTTTATTGATCACGGTCTGACTATGCATAAGAATTATAAGCATGTGTACTCAACGCCATCACTGACTGCTATGCAGAGGTATAGCCTAGGGCTTTCAAGGTTTAATTTTAGCGGGAAAACATACCAAGTATCTACCCGTACAGGGTGGCAAGATACTGATGGGTTTGATAGCTACATATGCATAGAGATTCCATTCCAAGAAATAATTCCTGCGAACGGTCTTCAAGTTAATCAGGATGATGGCGGCGTAACTGGATTTAACTTAGTCCCTATGAATACTGTAATTGAATCAGACATATCTTTTTCTGTCGCTGAAATAGATACGCTTTCAGGTATGAGAAGTGAAGAAATAAGCATTCCAGCAGAAGAGAGCGGATTCAACTTCACCATTGAGCCCGGGTCTCTGGATATCATATCCAACGGGGCTGTGGGGGCTGCTTTCTCGCTCGACTCAACCTCAACCCTTGCCTATACGCTAGTAGCTAGGGGTGTGGCCATGACAACATTTCAACTGGTAACGCCTGGTGATTTCGTTGAGTACGATGATTTAAGGCCAATTGAAGAGATTGATTCCGATATTTACGGGCTGTCATTGGCTGAAGTGGATTCGGTCACAGCAAAAATAACTCTGTATTCAAGGGATTTAGGCGAGATGATTTCAGATCAATTCACGACCCCCGCTCCGCTCAGTCAGTTAACTGGCTACGCTTGCATAGTTAATGTTACTGGCGACTCCATTGCTGGCCAAGTTACGGTTACGCAGCCGCTCTACAAAGTTTTTGAAGAGTTTGCACTGCTGGAGCAGCCTTAATGATTTTAGAGAATCAAATATTCACCATACTTATTAATGAAATGGAATTGTGGGCGGCTCGGTTTAATTCAGACTATGGTATTCAGGTTCCGATTGAACGCTCATTTAACACCGAGATGGCCAACGTTCCGGCGGATATGACTTGTTACATTTTTAGCATGGATGCGCTCAACTACGGCGCTCAGTCTCGCGGTTACACAGAAGATGATACTGTTATATCGGCAACGCCAAAGCAAATATTAATACAGCCTTTTCAAGTTAAATTGTTGGAGGTTTCCACGCCCATTAGAGGGGATTACGGGTTGTTTAGGCCATCATCATACGATGCCGCTGTGATGCTATCCATGTGGATGCAGACGCCAGAGGCGATAGAAAGACTACTTCAGTTCGGAATAGGAATACAGAAGATTCCGGAAGTTACAAATCATAAGCCCCTGAATAACTCTGATCAGTTTCAGCCGGAGCCTACATTCGATATGACGCTTAACTATACGCAGGACTTCGACTACGCAAGTGATAGAATAGATACAATTATTGGCGAGGTTTACAGCACTGAAACTTTGCCATAAGCGCTGAATAGCGGATTTTTAAAGCCTTGTGATACACTATTGACTTATTTATAAACAACAAATAGAGATTTAAAATATGAGCGTTCCAATTAACGAATATATCAATATCATTTCGGGGGTTGCGGGCGCTTCCCTGCTGGATGGTCGGGATAGTGGGTTTCGGGGTATGTGCCTCGATGTTACTGAATTTCCTACTGGCACTGTGATTGAATTCAAACGCGCCAAAGAAGTTGGTGAATGGTTTGGGTTTACATCCCCTCAATATACTTTTGCCGTGCAGTATTTCGGCTTTACATCAAAGCTGGTTCGCTCGCCTAAATTGCTTAGTTTTTACAATGCTAATATTGCAGCCTTAGGCGCTCAGTACTTTGGCACATCTGGAGGCCACACGGTTTTGCCTGCTGATACGTATAATATATCCATCGATGTATCAGGCACCGAAGAATCATTTGCCGTTGTGGTGGCTTCATCCTCATCAATGACTGACGTTGCTGCCGATGTGCAAACGGCGCTTGCTGCTGGTACTGACGCTGTATTCACTGGCGCTACATGCGTATACAACACGGACACGGCAAGATTGATTATAAACTTTCCTGCCGGAGTTCAGACTTCAGTTACCGTAACCCCTGACGATGCTGCCGGAACTGCTTTCCTCGTTGCTGTCGGTTGGTCTACTGGGTCTGTGGCTTCACTTGGCCAAGACGCTGCCACAATTATCGATGAGCGCATTGCGGACTCAATTGCCACGTCGGATAATTTCTTTAGCACCGGCTTATGCGGTGTTGATTCAGACGCATCAATGGGGCTCTCCACTTCGGCACTGCTAAATACATATAATAATAAATTCTTATTCTTGTACGGCTCGGATGTGGCGCTTTATGCTGCTGGTGGAGATTACGCGGCAAACATTAACGAAATGCTACTAACTGGCGGGACAGCAATCACAGCCATAAAGGACATTACCGTAACTGCTCCCGACTACGTTGAATTTTTCCCTGGGTTAATTTGTGGTGCTACAAGCTTTTCAGACCCCGGCGCTGCGCAGTCATACATGTATTACCAATATGGCGTTTATGAGGCTAATGCTTTCACAGATTTTGCTGATTATGAGCTTTACACTGGTTTAGGCATGAACATCTACGCGCAAACCCAAACAGAAGGTCAAAAAATAGCATTCTACCAGCGCGGCGCAATGTCCGGTGTTGTTGGTACGGATATTATGAATATAGGCCCATACGTTAACGAGATATGGATTAAGAGTTCTATTGTGGCTGCGTTGCTTAACATGCAGCTATCAAGCCCTATCGTTAGCGCAAATACTGCAGGTCTTCAGTACATTGAGTCCGCCATGCAGCCCACTATCGATACGGCTTTGATTAACGGCTCTTTTAGTGTTGGGAACACGCTCGATATATCTACCATCGGCGCAATCACCACATTAACAAATGATCCACGCGCTTATTTGCAGGTAGAGAACAATGGTTATTATTTGACCATTAGCCTATCTAAAAACGGCACTGAATTCCAAGCTGATTACACTCTAATTTATGTAATGGGTGACTCAATCAAATTTATTGAAGGCCGTAACATTGCGGTAAGCGGAGGTTAAAACCATGCCAAATATTAGCGTAACAGGCCAGAGCGGCTTAATTACTTTTTCAAATAGCCTGAAGGGGGTTCCGTTTGAGTTAACGGAATTCTCTGATGACACTGGTGCAATAACAGTTAACGGCGTTCAGATTGGTGACGGCGCAATGGGTATTAATGGTCATTTTGTGACGTGGGCAACTGCTAACTCTTTAGATGTAGAGATTTCAGTTATACCAGGGGGCAATGATGATAAAAACCTTTCAGCTGCCTTCAACATGAATCGCGTTCAAGCTGGCAAGAGTGTTGCAAATGACACTGTGACTTTAGCTTGGACTTATCCAGATGGGCAGAAAGCGCTATTCACTACCGGTATTTGTGCGGAGTACGCGCCGCTACCCAGCGCTGATGCTTCGGGCCGCAAAACGACTAAAACTTACTCATTCAAATTCGGAGGCTTCACAGGATAATGGGAGTAACTAACAACCAGCCATTTATAGATTACTTTGACCAGATAACGCCTAAAGTTGATGACTTGCTTAAACCCAAGTCAATAACTATTACTGACATGGATGGAGATGAGAGAAAATTCACCATTCATCGATTTGACGCCATGACAGGCAAAGCGTTATTTGATCACTACATTCATGCGTCATTGCCAAAAATATCCTCTCCTATGGAAAAGATGGCAATAACAAATTGCATCATGCGTCATGTAACTGTTGATGTGAATAATGAGGCTCACTGCCTCGGCGAGTCTCCAGCGTTCACATCAGTACACGTTGGCGATATGGAAACGCTAGTAGCACTGGAAAGCGAAATGCTTGCATACAACACAAGTTTTTTGCCAGAAGGCTCCCGCTCAATATTAAGTCTCGCGGCGGGGGCAGCGACAGATTCATTGCTACAGTTAATATCGACCCTATCCTCGGAACAATCATAGCTAAAAGCCCTATGATGATGAAGGAATTGAGGTCAACTATTGATCTTGAAGATGCCATGCTAATATGGGAATCTATCGTTGTTGATAAATACAATTCAAATATAGGTGAGTAAGTGGCTACAGATATCGTTGCGCAGTTCGGGTTTGAGTTCACATCAAACCTTGACGCCTTAAAAAAGCAATGGGACGCAGCCAAAAAGGGCAATGATGAACTTGTCGCCTCCCTTAAAAAACTCGATAAAGAACTCGATAAAAGCATTAAGATTAAGCTTGATGATGACTCGCTTGAGCAAAAGAGGAAGCATGGCAGGAAGAGAAGGATTGATGATGAAGAGAAAATCAACAAAACTCGAACGAAGGGTAATGATATTCTTCGCAGGCGTGTAACTCAGCTTGCTGGCCTTGCCGCCTCATACATGAGCGCTAAGGCAATTGCGGCTGGTTTCACTGATGCGTTTACCGGATCTTTAGATGTTGCATTTCAGTCTGGTATTATCGATGTGTCCGCCGCTAAAATCCAAAACTGGTCAAGGATAGTTCAACGCGCAGGCGGTGATTCAGGCGCGGCCTTCAAAACCTTTAGCGCAATATCTCAAGAAGTTGGTAATCTTGAAACTTTGGGTGAAAGCTCGCTAGGGCGCATGGCTTCTCGATTCGGCGTTTCATTGATGAGCGGGAACAAGGCTAAGCAATCAGATCAGATTTTCTTAGAGCTTAATGACGCGATTAACGCTGAGGGCATGAGCAAGTCCGCAAGGCAATCTGTGTTTGCTCAACTTGGATGGGATGAGTCCATGTTAAAGATTGGCCGCCAAGGATCGTCAGTTACAAGAGGGCAGCTTTCAGAGGTTCGCAGGACTCAGCATCAAATGACGCCAGAAGATACCAAGATAGTTAAAGATTTGAATACTGAAATGCGAGAGCTTCAACAATCAATGGAAAGCCTTTTTTCAGAAACGCTTCTTGATAATGCACAGGCTATATTTGATGTTTTAGAGGGTGCTAATAATTTACTGAATAATATGCGGGATGGTGAAGATTCGGCAGATGTCATTCCGGACGCTCAATTCTTTAAAGATTTTAGTAAGGGATTAATCCCTGATTTCTTAATTGAGGGTTATGAGGCTCTGCAGGATACCGCAAGGCAGAACAACGAGACATTTAATACAAAGAACACGTCCACCACGAATAACGACAACAGTACGGCCATGGGCGGCCAAACGTTTAATATTAACGGTGGTGACGGAATGAATATAGCCAGGGAAATTAATAACAGTATGACCGACGCCTTCAATTTAACCCGATCAAGCAGGCTTGCGTAATGGGAATATTAACGTCTTCACTCCCTCTGCTGTCAACAGATTCTGTTGCTATATATAACGCAGAAGGTGATCAGATTTTCGTTGGAGAAAAAACCCTCGTTAATCAATTATCAGGTGGCAGGCTAGGGACTAGAAATCAAGCGCAGCCAATGTCGGCCAGCGTTCGTGATATTTCGAGAAGCTTCTCGCATCCACTTGATAACAATGAAACTCTTACAGATCATAGAATAATTTTACCGGTTGAAATTGACATCGCTATGGTGGTTACTAAGGATGACAATAATAATATTTTCAATCAGGTTGAGGATTATTATTTACGCGGCGATGAGGTTACAGTAAAGCTTAAGGCTCGTGAGTATAAAAGAATGATTGTTACGGCTATTCCTCACAGGGAAACAAAAGAGGTGTTTAATGGCCTTATGCTTAATGTGAGCTTTAAAGAATACGACCCATCAAACAGAATAAAAACTGATGTGCCGGAAAGCCCAGACCAGTTTTCAACTAAAGCAATCGGGCAGGCTGTCTTGGACTTCTTAATATAATGGCCTTCATTCGACTTCAGCAGATACCTAACCAGACATTCCCCTTTAACAATGAAGATGTTTATTACACTGTTGCGCTACGGTCAATTGCCGGCACTACTTATGCCACAATAACCATTAATGATGTTATTTCAGTGCGCAATATGCCATGCATCATGAATCAGGAAATAATCCCTTATCCATACAAAAATCAAAACGCGGGTAACTTTAAATTCTCAGGAAATAGTGATGAGTACCCTGAATACACCACGTTCAATACCGCTAGCCAGCTTCAGTTTATAACCATTGCTGGCGATGTGCTTTGAGTGCTTTGGCTGGCAGGCTTCTGCGCGTAACTTTTGATGAGACTCAAAGCGGTGGCGAGAAGTACGTTTTCGAGGACAATCTTAAAATAGACTGTTCTGGAAATAGAACGGCGAGCATATCAACAAATCGATCAATGGTTACGATTACAAATATACCGCGTGAATTGAGAGACTATCTTGCGTCAAAATATAAGCCGATCAATAATCAATCAAATAATATTGACGCAATATCTGGCCGAGTATTAATAGAAGCCGGAAACGATGCGAGCGGGTACTCTCAGGTTTTTGAAGGCGGCGTAATGGAAGTTTCAACAGGTGCACCGCCAGATATAACCACGACTTTTACAGTCGTTTCAAACTTTCGCTACAAGGGCGTTATGGGCTCATGGTCGTTCGGTGAATTTTCAACACTTAAGCAGTTAACCGAAAAAATAGCCGGAATAATGCAGCTTGCACCGGACTTTTCTGCTGAAAATCACACGCTGGTTAACCCTCAGCACTCAGGAACTATGGCGGACTTGCCAAATATGCTGGATGAAATACAAGGGGTAACAGCAACGGTTGACAGGGGTATATTGTCCGTTCGCGATGACTTTCAGGAGGTTGGCGCTCAATCTGTAATTGAAGTCAATAAAGACACAGGCATGGTTGGGACGCCTCGATTCTTAGAGGCTGGAATTGAAGTTACAATGCTTTTTAGCCCGTCTATAGCTGTTCACTCAATGGTTAGAACTACGAGCCAGCTTGTACCCGGAACAAATGGGGTCTGGAAGGTCGTAAATGTATTCTTTGAGCTCCACAACAGAGAAAACCCATTCTACTACACGCTTAAGTGTGTTCCGGTGCAAACGCAATGAGTAGTGATAAATTAGGATTAAGTCCAGGGTTGGAAGCTGTTGGCAACGTAGCCGAGGCTCAAGAGGCAATTATAAAGCAGTGGGCCATGGGTAATCTTAATAACCGTCTGCCGTGTATCGTTGAATCAGTTAACGAGGATTCGACCACGGTAACTGTTACACCTCTTGTGGCTATGATGAACACAAAGTTTGAAGAGATTAGCCGAGGTGAAAAGTTCGGCATTCATGTGTACTCGCCCGGTACAAGTAAAATATTCATGCGGTTTAAGATTGAAAAAGGTGATCTTGGCTGGATTGAGGCGTGTGATAGAGATATATCGAAAGTTATGCAAGCTATAAAAACAGATCAATCGATTAAAGAGCATAAGCCAAACACGCTAAGAATGTTTAGCTACAGCGATGCGAAATTTATACCAGCCTATATGATGGATAAGAATTTCAATTCGAATTGCTACATCGGCAACCCCGAAGGGACTCTGGCAATAGAATTTAACGACACCTCAGTGGATATGACGGCGGCAACTTTCAATCTTGCAGGTGATTCGGTATTGGGTATTAGTGGTACACCTAAGTTTATCGCTAGGATTGGTGATGAGGTCGAGATACCTATAAACGGGGCTTCTGGCAATGTTGTTGTGACGGCTGCAACTGGGGCGGTATTCTCATCAGCAACCCTAAAGGGCACGATTACAACCGCGTCAAGCAATCAAAAGGCTAACTAATGAGCACGTTTAAAATAGACAGCCAAAGCGGCTTCGACTTATCCTCTGGCAATTTAGAGTTCGCTTACGATGCTGAGGCAATAGCCATTGATTGCCAAGTGACTGCACAGCAATTATTGGGCGAAAATCCATTCAATGTGCTAACTGGTGTTGATTGGATTGATATCTTTAGCCGCCAGCCCAACCTGCTTAATGCAGAGAATAAAATTCGTGATGCCTTAGAGGGTGTGACCGGAGTGGAAAGCCTAACTGATTACAAGTCTGCTTTTACAGGTGATACACTAAGCTATGAAATTCAAGTTAACGGCATCACTCAAGACGTGGTGACAACGGAGAGGCGTTCTTAAAGTGGCGGAATATGTATATCTTGATCCAGACGGCGTTATTGTAGTTGACACGCTCGACACTCTGGCGGAAGTTCAGCAAGAGTTTAAGGATGCGCAAGGCGACCAAGACTTGACCGTTGATGTGGGGCCGTTATCGGTATTGATTAACTCTATTGCGGAATCTCGTGACAACGTAGCAAAGAGCGCTGCCCAGATCGCAAACCAGTTTAACCCTAACGTAGCTGGCGGCGTCATGCTTGATGCTATTTGTGCATTTTCGGATACCGCGAGGGATGGAGCGGAAAGAACTCGCGTTACTTGCCAAGTTACAGGTACTCCAGGCGTAGTGCTTCCACTTGGGTCTTCTGCAGCAACTAACCCAACGATTACTGGAGATCAATATTTTTTTGAGTCTGAGATAGATGTTGCTTTTGATGGTAGCGGTAATGCTGAGGTTGATTTTCTATGCACTATTGATGGCGCTATTATTGTGCCGTCTGCCAGTTTAACCTCTATTGCTGACGGCGTTATTGGGTGGTTTACTGTAACCAATTCATCCGCAGGAACTCCGGGTAAGCTTGCTCAGTCAGACTCAAGTACCCGAATAGCAAGAATCAATGAGCTTGAAGGTCAAGGAAGGTCGCTTTCAGGTGCGGTAACAGGTTCGGTTTATTCGGTTGAAGGTGTTGAGAGTGTTGGGTTCTACAATAATATAGACGGATCACCTGTGGTTATTGATGGTGCAACTATACCGGCCAATAGAATGTACATATCTGTTTTTGGTGGCTCTGATGCCGATGTCGGGGCCGCGCTTCTCGGCAAGGTTACAGGCGGATCTGGGTTCACTGCTAGCGATATGGGTACGGCGGTTAATGAGACAATAGAAGATCCGTACAGTCTTAAGGATTATGATATAGAGTTTGGCAGGCCGGATACTGTTGAAATAGAGGTTCAATTAACAATCAAGCCTAATGCGTCATTCTCAAACCCCGAAACCGTGGCAAAAGATGCCGTTGTTGCGTACGGGGCTGGTCTTATTGATGGTTATTCAGGCTCTCAAATTAACGTTGACTCTGATCCTTTTGAAATTAGTGAGGCGGTTAACGAGTATTCAAGCTCGATCAACTGCCGCAAATGCGAAGTTAGGTTAAATGGCGGTGTATTTTCCACTGACAGCGAGCCGATGACAATATTCGAAATACCCATTTACGCAGCTGTAAATGTAACTGTGGTTCAAATTTAATGAATATTAAAGAGTTTAACTTTAACCTAGAGTTAATGAGATTTTTGTTTTGGGAATACCAAGACTCGAATGTTGACGCTCTTTTGCAGTACCAGCAAGATGCAATGAATCAGCTAACAGGCCAGTTTTTTGACGATTGGATTACTGATGTTTTTAATATCGATACATGTAATGATTTCGGGATTTCTTTTTGGGCTATTGTTTTGGATGTACCTCTGCTTCTTGAAGTGGATATTGGAGATGAAAAGCTTGCATGGGGTTTTGGATTAAACCGAGCCAATTTTGCACCGCCTTCAAATTTCGGAATTAACGCTTCAGGCGTGGCGCTACTAACTAGATACCAAAAGCGGTCAATTCTAAAGATGAAGTATCTAAAGATGATCGGCACAGGTAATCCATGGGACTTTAATTCTACATCGTCAACGCTTGTTGGCGACCTTGGAACAATGTGGATGAAAAACAACGAAGATCACACCATTGATTATTGCGTTGATTTTGAGCCGCCAACATGGCTGGTATATACTTATGCCAACTTCGATATTTTCCCCACCCCTTACGGCACTGAGGCAGGGGCAACACTGGTCTACATACCATGACAAAATACTTCATAACCCCGTTTGCTGATTCAGGCGATAAAAACCCAGTACCGGAAGTAGACCCCGGCAATGGCACAGTAAATTATGATAAAGGTTACGGCCCTAATTATGAATTACCTTATTCAGACCCTAGCTCCCTAGATATAGATATTGGCCAGTATAATCAGGTGCTTCATGATGTAACTGGCAGCCTTCAGGCCATACAGCAGGTGGGCGCACCTCCATTTATAACCATTGCAGATAATGGTGGGGTTGCATTTCCTTATGCTGAAAAATCTGTATGCACATACATGGGCAAAACATATACAAATGTTAAGGCGGCAAACTTATCTCAAGATCCTTCTGCTTCAGAATCTGGATGGTTTGTTAACCTTTCATCTGAAAAATACCCTTCAGTTTCTGAGATACTTTTTGCAAATACCGTGAATACAATATACTCATTCACAACTCCAGAAACTGGAAATTATGAATTTACCGGTGGATTTTATATAGAGCTCACTCAGTCCAGATCTATAAGCGACTTGGTTTTCTCCTTCAGTGCTTTCCAAACTGGTTTTGTTGGGATGAGTGTCACAAGGACTGGTACGGGGGCGGAAGTTTTAGATAGTTATAGGTATCCCATTGAAGACCCGTTAACTATTGATATAGTTTACGTTGGGCCTGGGACAGTGACTTACTACCTTACATTCTCCATCGTAGGGGTTAGCTTTATTGGTGAAGAGAAAAAAATCACCTATGAAATAGGTAATGACGGTCTACCAAACGACCGAGTAGACGGCATTCATATAACAGCAACGAAATTGGATTAGGTTTAAAAATATGTCATTTGCAAAAGATTACAGATACGGCGAGAACAAAGTTTCACTACCTATGGTAGATGGTGAGGTTCAGTTTCTAGCCTACAACAAAAAAGAAACGCGCCATGAAATAACGTTTCGGTTCATTAACGCACCAACGGCTGGCACTGTCACTGTTGCATGCCGCCCCTATGGCTCTGATGAGTTTCAGGATATTGATCTTTTAACAGCTGTATCTCTGACTGAAATGATTTTCACAGAGGTTGCTGGGACTGTAGAAGAGTTCAAGTTAACTTTCGCAGGCGTTACGGCTCCTGCTGAATCTTTCGC